ACAAGAATGTTTTTGCCCATTGGTTTATTTTTAAAGAATCCCATCTCAGGGGCAAATGAACCTTGTTCATCGTAGCCGTAAGCATCTTCGGCCATCCAACAGTTGCTTTCTAAATGGCTTGTATCATCACGTAGTGCTACCTTTAGTGCTTCGCAACGAATACCTGTCATGTTTGAAATAATAGTAGCAGGAACATTACCACCGCGTGTAATACCTACAATGTAATCAGGACGCCAATTGTCTTTATACATTTGATTTACAATGCTAACGCACATTGTTTCTACGTCTTGCCAGGTATAAAATTTCTTTTTAATATTCACTTTTTATCTCCAACCGGTACGCCTTTCTCATCTACTTCACCGACAAGATAGTCGTAATAATCATGAATTGTCCACTTTGGCGCCTCTTGCAAGGTACTCCTCATTGTGGACCCACTTATAGCCACGTTCTTCAATCGTGTTACCGTTGTGCCAAGGCATAAAGCCCCATTCTTGTTTCTTTTTGCCCATGAAGAACAAACTCCAACAAGGTATTTCATTACCGTTTTCATCTTTTGCTAACTCCAGCCAATGTAAATCTTTTGGTCCTCGAATTCTAAAATGACCAGGACCTCGCCATACTTTAGTACTACCTACAACACCACCGGTTGTGTGATTAATTAACGGAATGTGTTCCCAGTAACCACCTTTTAAAATAAGTGTAGCATAACCCCATGGATGATCATGTAGTGTAGGCTCGTCACTTACTAAAACTTTGTGTAGTGTAATGTTAAAAGGAAAGTTCTTACGTTCTTTTAAAAACACATAATAACGGATAAGATATGGAATCTTTCCGTCTCTGTCTGTGATTACTCTTTTGCGACCTAGTTTTTCAAGCAGATTCAAAATCATACAACCCACCCTTTCTATAGTTCTTGTATATTTCAACTACTCTAGCATTATATTCATCTTCATTCACAGCAAGATCATGTAGATGCTTTTTCCATATTCTTTTCATATCGTCACTAAGATTAGGATTAGCAAGTATTAATCTTAAATTTGCTCTGCGTTTATTCTGTAATGTTTCTGAATAAGGTCCCATTATACAATCTCTTCTGCGATTCCTATAAACTCTGCGATAGCAAAAAATATTGCTAGTGTTATTACTGATCCTGTATAAGCAGTAACTAAACAACCTGCTAGACGCACACCGCTCTTAATCAAACTTACGTAAAAATGTCCTTTGCCAGGATCTTTACTTGCTGGAACATATACTCTTTCTGGAATAGGCATTATCTTACCACCTTTAGTAAAGGTTCAGAAGTTGAAGAATCATAGTAATCTCCATCTTCTTTAAACTTACGTGTTACTACTTCTTTAACAAGCATATCTTCTTTTAGCCTGTAAGTAATAAATTCTTGCTTCAGTACACCATCATCAGGTGCCTGTAATGCTGTTAGCAATGGTCCTTCTTTTATCATCGTGGCGCAAACTCCTGTTGTAATTTAATATTATCCATAAACTCTTTTTTAGTACCAGAGTCATCTTTAAAACTGCCTTTTAGTACAGTTGTCTGTGTAAGACTGCTGTGTGCCATAATGCCTCTATTTTCACAACAACCATGTGTTGCTTGAATATAAACACCTAAGTTCTTAGCACCTGTTGCTTTTTCAATTTCGCGAGCAATGTCGTTACAAAGTTCTTCCTGTAGTGTGCCTCGTCTAGCACACCATTGTGCGATACGTGTATATTTAGAAAGACCAATTACTTTGCCGTTAGGTATAATACCAATATACGCAACGCCTGTTACTGGTTGATGATGATGTGAACATACACTGCGTAATTCACTTCGAACTACTAGCATACCTGTATATGCTTGTTCACCTTCATTTGGAAATGCTGTCGCTTTTGGAATCGGATCATATCGTCCACTCATGATTTCGTTGACATACATCTTTGCTAGACGCCTGCCAGTGTCCATTGAATTTGGATCGTTATGTCGATCAATAATAAGACTGTCTAGTACATTTTCGAACTTGCCTGTAAGTTCTTTAATAAGTTCTTCTTTATCGCCTGGCTGTAAAACTTTTGAAATGTTGTCACCAGCCCAATAGCGTATACCTGCGTCATTTAATTTTTGTTTAATTTCGTCTGACTTAGTCAATTTTTTTCTCCGAGTTATAGACGAGGATGTCTCTCATCATATTTTTATTTTAACACTTTTATCATATTAGAGCAACCGAAAAATTCATCTTTCAGTAATTTTACTTGTTTATTTAGGCTTGGGAGGAATTTTTTATAATTTTCCATATAGTTCTTAACAGCATTTACTACTTCGATTTTATGTTTTTTATAATAATCAAAGTTTTCTGTCCAAATACTTGGATACTTAAAATCATCCAAAGCCATTTCTTTGTAGCTTAATCTATCAGGAACCATTGGTAATGCTCCAACTAACGCACCTTCATACCAACTAATACCGAGTGTTTCTTGTAGGTTAGCACTAAACACAAGTTTAGCTTCGCCTAGTAAGTTATGATACTCATTCTTAGTAAGTTCACGTTCTTGACAAACGACAAATTCATATTGAGGTAACTGTTCTTTTAAGTCACGGAAAATATCAACTTGTTTTTCTGGAGCAATTCTGTGAGGGAATAAAATTAAATTACGTTTATCCATACCTTGATACATTGAAAGTGTATCGGTCAAATATTCCATTGGCCATCCAGTACGCACAATTTTAGAATCGTCTGTATTGAAAGATGCTTTAAATAGGTCTATATGAAACTGTGTAGCATAAAAATTATGATCATACACTTCAAACATGCTTTGCTCAGCATGTCTTACCCAAGGTTTGTTACCTATTAGCCTACCCAAAAAATCAGCAGGATCATAAGAGCCAGCATGCCATAAGCCACCGATTCGTATGTCCACATTGAGTAGTTCAGCCATGTAGCGAAGCTGGATAACAGTCGGGTTCCAAGCATCCGTATATAAGAAATAATCTCCATCATTTATTTGTCCTTTACAGAATAGTTCTCCTATCTGTTCTAGTTGGTTACTTTTATAAACATTAGTTCCGCCAAAGTTGAGGAACGCCCCGGGTGTTGTAGCCTGAGGCGTTTCTCCCCCACTTATAACTACGACTTCTTTACCTGTAGCATTACGCAATAGAGTAGGAACATGTTCCTTCCACTGTTTAGTGTAACGTGTGTCTACTGCTTCAATGTCTACAATGTAAATTGTCATTTAGTTTTTCCTTTTATAATTGTTATTATATTTCGGTCTCCGTGGGCGGTAGTTACTACGCTTACTCGCCAAATAAGCTCGCCAATTTTCATTGGACTTGTTATAAAGGTGAGTAGGGTTGAACTCACGGAGTTCAAAGCGGCAAAAATCCAAGTACGCATCCAAGTCGTTGAAGACTCGAGTATACGCATCGCGATTAAACTTGATTGCCATTTTATTAATCCTCTTATAGTTTTCACTTATTGTGGTTTAGGGTAAAAGATTGAACAGCCATTTTCGCCATCTTCGGCGACATCAATTTCTACAAAGCGGCCTGGATACTTCGCAGAAATCTTTTCATACAATTCGTCAGCGATCATTTCGCACGATTTGTAATCTAAAAGGAGCACTTCACTGTCGGTTGTGCTTTGCTCCGCACTTCCTCCAGTATCCTGTCCTGTATTGGCTCCGGAGTAGAGTCTTTCGAGCCATCGCTTGAACTGGATGAACTCGATATCTCTATCGTTGTGACGCACCTCGATGCGCACCCGGAAATGGAAAATATGACGGTGAGGATGACCAAGAAACGATACATCATCCCAGCCGCCTGTTGCTAATTTCGGATCTGTTAGAGCCGCTGGATATTTGTGAATACCCTCTTTTTTGAATGTAACCCATATGGATCTATTTACCTTTGATCTCATATATGTTTTGTAATCGTCTTCTCTCATTTTTCTCATCATGTAGTTGTGATAACTTTCTTGTTGTTCCATTATAGTATACCATTATTCTACGGGTTTGTCAAGTGTGTATTTTGTCCAATCTGTAAACTTTTCTCTGTCTAACAGATCATGTAAACTATGACACCACACACCTGGATTGGTTGCCTTAAAGTCTTTATCATCAATCTTCAACATAGTATTGTAGTTCCACTGTTTCACGTAAGGCACAGGAACGCGAAGTTGTGGGATAAAGTTTTCGTACTCAACTAAAGGACCGTCTAAAAATTCCTCTGCGGCAGTAATTGGAATATCTAAACTACACCAATAGCCTTCGTTAAGGAATGTTTCAATCATTTTGTCCCATTCGTTGTAGTAATCATATGCTGATTTTTCTCTCTTGTGCGGTTTGAAACTGTGATTAGCACCAAAGAAAATGTGTTTTTCATCTTCTAGGTGCTGACGTATAATACTTACATCATTTAAACCTGTAACAAATAATGTTTTTAACCCGTAAGCAGGAGTCTTTTCAACTTCAATGCCTTTAAAAAAGGTAACATTATCTTCGGTTCCAGTTTCGTAGTCTCTTTTCATTGCGTTGCTTCTTCTAATTCCACAATACGTTCTTTAATTAATAATTTTTCTTTCTTTAGTTCAGTTAGTTTAAAAGGATCAGTACCTAAATATGGATTAGATAATCTGTCTATTTTTGTATCTAATTCTAAGTGTTTTTGTTTAAGATATTCTAAACTATCCTTGTTTGCCGACATTTATGCCTCCTGTTCGTGATATAGTTCCTCTAACTCAGCCAATGCTTCATCGTTTGGATCGTTGAAGTCTTCAATACCACCTGTTTTTTGTTCTTCATCGAACAAGTTATTAAACGTATTATTTGCTACACCACCTTTTAATCGCATACCCATCATGTTATTCAACATTGGTTTTGCTTGTTCGATCATTTCAAAAGGTTTTTCACTAGCAAATAACTCTTCTACAAAGCGATCAAAATACAACACATTGCGTGGTACCCAATCACTAAACTCGTCACTCATATCAGAATCTTTAATTTTACGCCATGCTTTCCAGTCTGGCTTGAATCTAGCAGTTTCGATATCAGTTAAGTTGTTAGCACGTTGTACTGCTACAATATGACAGTATGTATTATGTGCCATCATTAGTGCGTAACTGAAACTATCCCAAGATGTTTTACCTTCTTTACCAATCTTATTAACCATACCAGGCTTATACCAACATATATCGCCCTGTGTTATTCTACGACCTATTTCACTTTCAAACGGAAACGGAATATTAAAATGCTGACTAATGCTTTTATCGTCAGGTGCTTTATCCATAATAACACTCCAGCGTTTATTTGTGTGTTGTGCGTTAGTGTACACTAGTCCGTGAGCAGTTGCGATAAATGGTGAAGCACAATCAAAACTTACTGTAAAGTTTGGATTAATAGTTTTACGTACTTGGCGTTGAATACTAGTTAGATAGCATGACCAATCTAATTGTGCTGTACCCAAGAAGTGCATCCAATCTCTATCTTCTAGTAGTTTTTCATCACGTAGTGTAATAATACGTTTAAGTGCGATCTCCATATCACACATATTCTTACCACCCATAGCCCAACCTTCTGTTGGAAGATGTTTAACTGCTTGATACCAAGCATCTGCTGTTTCCCAATCACTTCCTTGTAACACATTTAAGAACTTTGTATTACCTAAACGATTATCAATAAAATATTTGTTGTTGTGTAAGGTTTTATCTAAACAATCTTGAAAGCTCTTTAGTCCTGTCTTAGGTGAATGAATATGATCACTAGCCCAGGTCGGAACATCAAGTAACATTGACCAATCAGCAGTTAGTTCTAACCAATTAAGAATATTACTACGAACTTTATTTGCCGCGGCACCTTCAAAGTTTAACCAGTCAAATTTAAGTACACCCTTACCAATCTGATAACCACCCGAGTCGCCAACAATAACTGTATTAGCTCTATCACGTTCTTGAATCATACTATCTTGTTTAATAGTTTTATCTAAGTCAAGTTGTGCGTGACCCGCAGAATACAGGCCATACTTATATTCAAAGTAACCTTTGTCTGCGTTCAAGAAGTTCATTCCTTCAATGCCTCTATCAAAGCCTTTAGGCAAACGATCTGCTGGAACAAATTCTTCGTATCTTTGTTTAGATATGTATGTGGAATAGAAAGTACTAATAGCAGGCAAATACACTGCGTAGTCTTTCTGTAATGGTGTTAGTTGTATTGGTGCTTTCATAGTTTTATTTAGGCCGCCTGTGCTGGAATGATATATTTGTAATTTGCTAATCCGCTGTCTAATTCGATCTGGATAGCACCATCGTTTGATAAACTCATCTTAGTATTGTTAACATCAGCAATCTTAAGAATAGCAAGAATCGGAGCAACTGGCCAAGTCCAACCACGATCTAATGTACCTTCAACATCAGTAGCAAAAATAAATTCACCTGCGTGTGAACTTGCGTCACCAAAGATAAATTTAAGATTACCTTGATCGGTCTTAGCAAGGAATGTAGGATGTTCTGGATTAGCACCTGCTTGGAAGTTCATACGTTGTACACCAGCAAGTGTAGGAACAATAGTTACATTCCAGTTAGCACCACGGAACTTAACTGTTTTCATCTTTTCATTAATAATTTCCATATTCATGAAACGATAGTCGTTTTTAAAGTCACCGTTTTTGTTTTCAAAGTGAATACCTACAGGCATAGTTTCGCCATTGCGTTCTGCTGTAGTAATGTTAATTTTAGCATCTTCTTTATACTCACTGCCGTCTAACAAATACTTCAATTTGTTAAGTTGTGGCATACCAAATACGCCAATCATATCCGGATAAGGATTATGTGTAGTTGCTTCCATGATCACTGAACGATCATCTGCCATTGAAAAGATAGCAGTGCTTTCTTCTTCCCCTGTAATTTTTACAGTAGTCAGAAAGCCAAGATTCTGTGTATGGCTAACAATGTCTTGTAAAATGTCTTTCATTTAGATTCTCCATAGTTCTATTATACATTATAGTACGTTTATTTAGGTTTGTCAACAACTTATTATTCAAAATCAAACAAATTATTGAAAGTGTTATCTTGTCTTGTAGATGAAATATCCCAATCCAAAACACCGATCAAATTCCCAAGTTTTTCATCGATAACTGTAGTTTCCATAGTGGCGTCATCGAATGGTAACTCTTTAAACCATTCCGGTAATCTTAGTTCATCTACCGGATACGCAACACTAGTAAATCCCATAGGATTATCTTTAACTTTACAAACAATAACTTTAGCACCGTCTGTAATAGTTTGGGAATACTTGTCCCCATTCATACGTTTTAGTGTATTCCAATTAATTGAAGCACGAACATGTCCAGGCATATTTGCCTTTCCTAGTTTCTTTTCTTTTGCTTGATACTCTGTAATCTTGTTAGCACGTTTAGGAGATCCTTTCTCCCAACCTGAGCGTCCGTGAAACTCTGTTCTAAATTCTGTAATGTAATCAAGAACATCTTCTTTAGGTTTTCCGTCTAGTACCATTTCAAGTACATTTTTAAGAAAGTCTTGAATAACAACAGGTGTGTCAGAACGTTTAAGATCGAGACCCATTGCTTTGATCTTACCTGGCTTGCCTTCGACATCAACACGGAAACCTTCCATGTCATAGTATAGAACAGCATAGCGTTTCTTAGTAATAAACAACCCACTTGAAGCAACAACTTCACGACCAGCGGCAATAACTTCGCCACGTGTTTTTGGACAATGAAACTTATCAAGCATCATCTTAGGAAAACTAGCAGATGCTTCGTCTGCTATTTGATCATACAGTTTCACGACACTGTCTTTATCCCAAGGAATTTGTCCTTTTTCAATTTCAGTTTTTAGTACATTATAAGCACTAAAGTATGAGGAGTCAGTATCACCATAGATAATTGCTTTACCTCTATAATCATATTCGCCTGTAATGATTTCGTTAATCTTAGCGGCCATGTGTTTTACAATAGTACGTCCGGTAAGTGTTGTGCTTTGACCAATCCTATTATCAAAGAATCTACAACCTGGATTAAGAATAGCACCATACAAACTGTTCAAGTTAATCTTTTTAACTAACTGTCGCTTGTCCCAGTATTCAATCTCAATCTTATTTTCTGCGTCTTTAGCTTCTTTTAGTTTAGCTTGCATTTCTTTACGTTCAGCATACCAACGTTTTAGAAGTCCTGGAATAATACCTTCCTTATCGTAAGTGAAAATAGTTCCGTTGGCACTAAGCATCCAAGGCTGATTGCTTTCAAAGATTAAATCATAAATCTGTGCGCCTGTGAGTGTATCACTGTTACCATCTTCCCAGTCGATAACAATTTCTTTTGATACATTCTTTTCCATAACAAACTCGTATTCTAAACTACCAAATTGCCCTTCCCACGAAGCGGCAAATGATTTCTTGTTACGAACCATTTGTTCTTCAATAAAGTTTTTAGTATAGTCTTGGCGCAACTGTCCTACGATAGTTTCAGGACCCATATTCAAAGCACGAATAGCACTAGGATACAGTGAGTTGATATCAACAGATCCAATCCATGAATGGATACCTTTCTTGGGATATGCTACATAAGCACCTGCCGCAGGTTCACTGCCAGGCTCTCGTCTAATCCTATTAGGAACAATAAAGCCACGTCTGTGTGCTTCGTTAATAATACCTTGTTCTGTAACAGCAACAGCACCCATTGTTGTTTGTAGTAATACAGTATTTTCGTGAGCAACGGTGTTTGCTAAATCTAAGAACTTTAATTTCTTATCAAGTTTGTCTAGTAGTGCTGTATCTTGTCTGTTATATTCAATAAACTTTCGAAAGTCGTTGTTGTAAAGTTGATCGAGTGTACCTTCGTAAATAGTTTTGTTCTCGCCAATTTCCATTTCGCCAATAGCATCTAGTCGATATGTATGGCGTTCTTCGTATGTGTACTTGCGATATAGTTCAAGACTGTCCAAGTGTACACGACCAACAAAGTCATAAGTTACACTCTTACGTCCAAACTTTTCAAACTCACGTTTCTTAGGCATCTGATCCCATAAACAAAAACGTCGAGTATCTTCTTTAGATAATACTTTAGTAACACGGTTAACAGTATAAGGAATATCAAATCCTTCACTGTTCCAACCAGTTAAAATATCTGCGTCTTGAATTAAGTCGAGGAAGGCATCAAGTAGTTCACCTTCGGTTTCAAAAAGATATGTATTTGGAAATTCTTTTACAGCTTTTGTTGCTTCTTCCATGTCCATGCTTTTAGGTGGAACTGCTAAACAAATCAATTCTTCCATCCACTGTAAATGAACAGCTATTGAAGTAATTGGCATAAAAGCATCTTCAGGTGAAGCATACCCACGTTCTGGATCAAAGTCCACCTCAATATCGAAAAACGCAACATTTAGTTTTGGTGCGTCTTGATTAAGATAGTTGTCTTCTAAGCATCTAAAAATTGGATTGATATCACTTTCAAATAATTTCTTGTTGCTATAGATTTTTTGTTCTTTGTGAAAATCTTTTATATTTTTACATGTTACACGATTTAGAGGCTCGCCATAAATTGACTGATACTTTCCTCTAGCATCAGGATAGTAAAATAGATATCTTGCGGGGTATTCTTTGAATTGTCTTTTACCATCTACTCTTTCAACAACGTGGATGGTATCTGTATCACGATTGTAGAACGCATCTACATAACTCATATCTTTTCTCCTATGCCATTTCCGGTTGGCAAATACCTAATGATCATTTATGGCTGATCCTACCTTCCTCAATAATATTTATTACCACCATCCGATGGCAACGCCGAATCCGAATACATTTACAACAGCAAAGTATGATGTTAGCAATAACGGCCAAGCAATACCTCGTCTATAGTAAGCATATACACCTGCTAGACTTCCTATAAAAAATCCAGGATAAACAATAGTCATATCCGGATTATCTGCTGTAAATGCCAGTGTTAAACTAGCACCAACGGTAGTTATAAAACTTATAAGTTCAAATAAAAATGCTACCTTATCTGATTTATAACTGTTAATCCAAAAGTCGGTTACACGCTGTATCATACATCACCGTTAGAATTATCATCTTTTGTAGGTAGATGATTGGTGATGCCAAGTATGCTTTCGATTTCTTCCCATTCTTCTTCGTGTTTAGCCCACTCGTCTTTGTGAGCGATCTTAATTGCCTTATTAATTACGCTTGGTTTAATCTCTAATTCTTCTGCTACTGCCTTTACAGTGTCTTTTAGACCTGCCTGTAAATCTTCAACTTCTTGTAGTACAGTAGAGCCTTCTTTGATCAGCCTATCGAGTTTTGCTTTCTCTTCTGGGCCATAATGTGATCTTGCCATAGATTGTTCTCCTAGTTAATATATGTATTATACAGTCATAAAAAAAGGCAGTCAAGTATTTTTAACTGCCTTTTTTACCAATATGTATTTTGATTATTCTGAAATAACTGTTTTGGAAACGTCCCAAACTCCGCCACGTCCTTCATAAACTCTAGCGGCGTATGCTTCTTGTTTAACACCACCTTCAGTAACTTTTGAACTTGCCACACGCTTTGCCCAATTCCAAATAGCAGTGTCAACAGCATAAACTTTCATTTCACCATTGCTTTCTTTTACAATTTTAATAGCATCTAAGAAGCTCATTGATTCAGCAACTGCTTTTTTAGTAGCTTTTGTTGATTCAGTCTTAGCACCTTTCTTTTTAGCAATAGCTTTTTGTAAGCCTGCTGGTAATTTCTTTTGTTTAGCACTTAACCCTTTTGCTGGTTTGTCATCTTTGCTATCTGCGTCTTTTTTGCTAGTGTCTTTCTTTCCTTTAAGGAAAGCTGGCTTATCGTCTGACTTGTCATTTGGCGTACCGTTATCATCCATAGGCATCTTCTTCTTAGCTTCTTTAACAAGTTTTGATTCAGCGGCCTTTAGGATATCTTCAACTTCTTCATCGAACTTTTTGGACTTAACTTTAATGGACTCTGTCTGATCGTCATCAGTTTTCTTAGACTTTTTAGAATCTTTTTTAGTACTTTTACCTTGTTTCTTTTTTAACGCATCTAAGGCAGCCTGTGGCATTTTACCTTCTTCTACTGATTCTTTAACGTTGTTACAGTCACAATGGCTACAAGATGAAGCACAAGTACAATCTTCTGCTTTTACATCTGAACCACAGCATTTGTCTGAGCAATAACCTTTAGCTTCTTCAATCTTTTTTGATTCAGCTAGTACAGTTGAAATGCCTGCTTTGACACGTAGTTGTGCCGCTTCACTTAGCACTACTGGTGCTTTTGTGTCTGCTTTAGGAGCTTCAGCATCGGGGTTAGCGATGTTTGTAGGCTCAATATCTCTTAATTTTTTTACGATTGCGTTAAAGTCCATTGTTTTATCCTTGTTTACGTTGTTGCCATTGCTCGGCTAACTGATTTGTAAGATCCTTTTTAATGGACTCATCATAGTCCATTTCGTCACGATCAACGTCTTGATCGTCATCACCAAATTTTGATTCGTACTTCATATAGTGATATACACTACCAATATAATCAGCCGCTTTTGTTATTTTAGATGCTGTCCAACCCTCTAAATTAGAACCTGGTTCAATCATCTTAAACAACTTAACAGAATACTCTGCTAATCTATATAACTCCGATCTAGCCATATCGGCTTCGTGATCGTAGTTACGTTTGTCGTCTGCTTCGTGAATGATCTTATTCTGTTTCATGCTAGTATTTATCTTCTAGTTAGATCTTTTGATTAGACCCTGACCGCCCATTAAACGACCTTTTGCTGGCATTTCATGAGCACCTTTAGCTCTTCCGTCTGGGTGTTTTGGCTGTACTACTTTGGCTTGCTTAGGTGCTTTAGTACCGCTTTTTCCAGGTGAACCTGTATAAGATGTACCACCGCTGTGTGCGGCTACAGGTGTTGATGAAGCAACATTAGCACTAGTAGTTTTTTCAATTATAATATCTCTAATCTTCATTTTATTTCCGTTACTGTTCTAACAACGCTCTTTTTACCAAATTGAGCTAGTACAAGTCTACGTGCCATTTCTCTGTTTTTAGCAACAATCGTAGTATCAATGACCTGACTGTATCCTGGCATATTAACTTTTACGCCAACTTTCCACAGTTTAAATCCTTTTATAAGCTCTTGGTACTTCATAGTTGTATTTATCGCTTTTTGCTTTTGCGCTTTTTGTTTGGAAACAGTTTCTTAACGTTCATGTATTCGCCGCCCACAGGAACATCAGCAGTAGCGTTTTGTTTAGTTACAATACCAACACCAGCGGCTTCTTCGTTTTTCTTGCGTCCGGCACAATGCGCCTTCTGTGAAAACCCCTTAGGATTATCACAGTTGATTGAGCTTTTGTATTTTTCGCTCCAGCCTTCTACTATAATATCTCTAATTCTCATGCTGGTTGTTCCTGCTTCTGATCCTTCATATAATCATAAAGTTTCTTGCCACCGTATAGCACAGCAATAATAGCGGCAATTGGAATAGCATATTTTACCATTGCCTTTGCTAATCCAACAATAATATCTTCAGCAAGGTCTCCAAGATCTAAACTTTTTAACCACTCAAGTGCTTCGTCAACAGTTTCAAAAACCTTATATCCGCCATATGCCGCTAAACTTTTACCAGGATTTTTAATTATAGTTTTACCTACTACTTGCGCGGCCTTGCCTGAATTTTTAGCAACACCTTTAGCAACTTGTTTAGCACCCTGTGAAGTTAACATTCTTGTTACAGCACTTCCACCAACTCTTACTGCTGTTGCGAGAGCCGGAAGCATCCATACCCATTCATTTAACTGTTGACTTTCGCCTATAGATTCTTTTTTCTTTTTCTTCTTTGGTAAACCTTTGTGCTTTGTAGAGGCAAAATCTTTAACATCAGACTTTTTCATGTCTTTAGCAACTTTACCTGCTTCGCCGTCTTTAGGCATGTCGCCTTTCTGCATAGCACGTACTATACCAAAAAACTGTTGTTGTTTTTTGCTTACTGCTTTTTCTGTTACAACATCTCTAATACGCATTAAACATTCTCCTGTGTAAAAGACGAAGGTATATCTTTTTCGTTTTTACAATCACACTGTGTACAAACATCGTTAGCACAGTCTTTACAATCTGGTTGATAACAGTGACATCTGTGTCCACATTTTTTACAATATCTTTCAGTTCCAATCATAGCCATTGCTCCTTGATATATAAATTGTGCTTCAACAAATGGGTTCATATAGTATTACTTACCTTTTCCGCCCTTCATGTTAGCACACCAGTGATACATTTTAGCACGTTCACCACTATACTTTTTTGCTTTAGCTCTTAAACTTGTTACACTGCCTTTACAACTAGCACCTGACTTTTTTACTCTACCTGGTCTGCTTTTGCCTTTTTTCTTACCGTCAGCAAAGTTTTCTGCTAGTTCAGCAACTTCGTCTGGAACCTTAAATGCCCACACAGTTGCTTGACCGTCTTTTGCCATCATAGCAGTAAGTCTTGTGTTACCGCCTACAAGTTCTTTGTGGCCATCACTGTATACAGCAACGATAGGCATTTCAATTGTGCCTTTTTCAAGTTGTGCTAGGGCACGTTTTTGTTTTGCTGGATCTAATTCTTTAAAACTATCCGGATCTGCGGCATCTGTATTGTTAATACCTTTAGCACTTTTAATAGTAAATGACTTGCCCTTTTTAGCAAGTTTGATCCAGGCATCCTTGCCAATCTTTTGAAACTCTGGATAGCGTTCTGCTTCTTCCCATTCATTACTAAAATTTGGTTCAACAAATTTTCTACCATCAGCAAAGTTTTCTTCAACTTCGTCATCTTTAGAAGCAATCATTTTGCCTAAGTCTCTGCTTTTAAGATTTTGAGGCTCTAATTTTTCTTTTCCTGTACCAATGCGTCTAGCACGATTTAGTCCATCGAGTATTTTCTTTAGTGAATCTTCGTCTGCTTGAAACTTAACACCAATACCACCTGCGTTTTCCCACGCTGTAATATTTGATCCTCTATCATCGATTAGTACATTAGGTGTGCCATCTGGATTGACAGCATGTTTTTCTTTGTTAGGTGTAATAAAAATTTCTGTAGGTTGTGGATTTAGATGTTTCTTAATCCATTCTCTTTTGTGTTTTTCTGAATTAGCAAAGTCATTTCTAAGCGGACTAGAAATAATACCGTAACTGCCTGCGGCCTGTACAGAAATGTCTATAATTTTATCTGTAACTGGAAACTTAGGTAGTCTAGCAAAGAAGTCTGTGCCTACCATTTTGTCTAGTGTAGGATCTACTTTAGCAGGAGGAACATCTCTATAACTTTTTACTCCGGCAAGTTTAGCATATTCCTCAAAGAAGTTTGCTAGAACACCATCCATGTCTAGATAAACTTTAACTCCTTTTGGTAATTCTAATTCACTTGCTCTCATTAAACACCATACCTATTTTTCTTCTTTGGTGCCACTGGACTTACTGTATTGGTGTCTTGTGGTTCGTCCATTGATTGATTAGCAAGTTGTCTACCTTTGTGACCTGATGCTTTTTCAGCGGCCTTTACAATTTTATCATCTTCTTTTGTGTATGTAGTAACAATAGCATGATTGGCTGCCGGACCTTCTGGTGGTGCTTCATGGTTTGCCATTTGCATACTAAATCTATACATTAGATAAGGATCGGAACTAGGCATGCTAGGAAACTCTCTAGTATAGGCTAGAGGATCGCTAATCATATCTACATATTCTCTTTCAGTTAAAAATTCTTTAGCTCTCATATCTTACCCACACGCAAAACTACTTCCACAACTACAAGAACTTGCCGCATTTGGATTTTTAATATTAAACCCACTGTTCATTAAATCGTTATTATAATCAATAGTACTTCCTGCTAGATACAGTGTACTCATGCTGTCGACTACCATTTTGGCATCTTGACTAATTTCAATTACTAAATCGTCATCAGCAATGTCTTTATCGAAAGTAAATCCGTATTGAAAACCTTGACATCCACCGCCTTCTACAAAAGTTCTGACAGCTAAACCAGGGTCATTTTCTTCTTGTAATAAACTGGTTATCTTTTCTTTAGCAGATTCAGTCAAGGTAATCATTTTTTTCGTCCTCGTAATCCTGGTGGATATTCTTGTCCTTTCCAGTACGGTCTGCTAAACCAAAGTTTAAACCATTCTGGAGTACCTGGACGAATATTGTCTTCTCTTTCTATACGTTTTTTTTCTGTTCCGGTTACTGATATGTTTGACCCTTCGTAGGGTGTGTAACCTTTGAATTCGTTAATGCCCGCTAATTTTTTAAGTGTATCCAGGTCCATTTATTTCCCCAGAGCTTTTTTAATATTATCTACAGCGGCCTTTTCTGCTTTTTCTTTACGTTCTCTAGCTTTAGCAAGTTCGTCTTTAGACATTTTACCTTTACTTGGTGTAAAGTATGATTTACGTGGCTTACCACTTACAGCATCTCTATCACGTTGCGTATCGTATTCTTCTTCATTGGTTTTACCAGCGTTAGCCATTTCAGGATCAAGTTTGGCAATACCGATTGCGTTGGCCATCTTCTGTAGATCTTTTTTATCGAGAGGGCCTGCGCCTTGACGTTTTGGATACTTTAACTTAATATAAAGTTTAAGATCCTCTTTATCCATATATGCGTATGGAGTAAAGTCGGCGTCAACGGTCTTACCTTGTGGAGTCACAATGGTATGCCAAATCTTTACGTTATCGTCTTCACGATCTTCGTCAGGCATATATGTATGCCCCATGATTTCTATATCTCGATAGCCTTCAGCAATTGAATTCATATCGTATTGCTTACCTTTGTGCTTACGGTATCCGCTTTTAATTCTTTTCTTTTGATCTGTGTGTGCGCCAGCGCCGCCGCCCCCAATAGTAGCATTAGCATTTTTAGCAACTGGATTAGTTCTTTTGATTGGAGCTCCCATAGGCTTTACAACTGTAGCATTTTCACTTTGGAGTAATGCATCTAATGGATTTTTAGGAACCGAAGGTTCTGCTTTTGGATCCATCTTAACTTCAACATCACCTAGTCCAATATTTTTAAATAGGTTTCTAAGTCCACTTACACTTTTAAGTGCTTTCTGCATTAATTGTTGTTCGTCGTCTGCTCGTTTCTCATAAAAAGAAACAAACTTTCTAGCAACATCAGGAGTAATATAAACCATACCACCTGTACTTGCTCCGCCCGTGTCTTTATAACTTAATGGAAAAGGTTTAGCATCTTTGCGATCTGCTATATTGTATATAACGTCCAGTTTAGGACGCTGTTGCTTTACTGTTAAATCTTCTGTTTGTTTTTGATGATTCATACCAAGTCCTTGGCGTACATCGTCAAACATTTTCTTTGCTAAACTTTCTACAGGTACACCCTGTTTAAAACTTTCAAAGTCGTTGGTAGCGGCCGCTTCACGCATTTTACTTGCGCTCATGCCACTAGCATCATCTGCTTCTTCGTCTCTAAATCCGCCTTCTTCTACACTTACTTCTTTAATATTAAAAGCAATGTTGCCTGATTGATCAGGTGTATTGTTGTAAGGAAGAACTTGTGTTTCAAATTCTTTTACTCTATCAGAACCGCAAACAAGAACTACTTTTTCGTAGCCTTTTGTTTCTAAACTTTTCATAACAGCCATAATAGTGTTTAGGCTAGGATCTGTACTAATAGGAATATTAAAAAACTTTTGTGCGTACTCTAGTTTTTGTTTCCATTGTAATGGATTTTTAATTTTATCCCATGGTCTAAGTTTTTGTGTTTTGTCAGTTAGAAAAGGTGTATGGGTCATTGTTAAAAATAACATAGGATCACCACCATGCTGTTTTGCCTTAGCATTGATAGCATCCACTAGCACACCGTGACCTGTTGTTGGAGGATTCATTCTCCCAAAACCAATTACGGCTGTTTTTAATTTATCCTCGAACAGATCAAATAATCTCATTAATCGTAGTCCTTATTTCCAATATGTGCCTTTTGCTCTTCAGCAAATCTTTTTGCCAGTTGAATTAGATTTTCGTCTGTGAAAATTTTATCTTTAATATCATCTAAATCAAATTGGTTACAATATTTTTCAATTGTGATTTTAATAGGTTTCATATAATGTCTATAAGCACTTTCATCATCTATATTTTCTTTATGTGCTTTTATAGCAGGAAATAAAACATTTGTCAACTGTTCATTATCGTTATCCATATAGAATTTAAGATCATCGAGATAGTTGATGTCTTTGGATAAACGTGGATCTTGGTTAGTTGGATCCGATGAAAATAACTCCATTAAGCGCATGACTTCTCCTTACCACTTTCGGCATGACCAATAACGTGCCTTATGTCTTGGACCAGGATTAGCACAGTTATGTCTAGCACGGAAACTTCTGCGTCTTGCTGGATTAGACTTTTTAATCTTCATGTTAGGGTCACCAAAGTTAACTTTAACTACATTACCTTTTGGATTCTTAACATATACTTTAAACTTCTTAACGTCGCCTCTTGTAGGCTTGCCTAGCGATACTTTGCGTCCTTGATACTCTGCTTCATCGACATTAATATCGTCTGACATTTTTCCTTGTTTCTTGGCTTTTAATGCTTTCATTTTTAAAAGGAACTTGGCTTGATCAATACCTGCGTAGCGTTTCTTCTCATTATCGTAAGCGTCTTTTGTAGACATTGTGCCCATTCTCTTTTTAGCCATTCCTTTTGCGGCATCACTGAAAGCGGCATCTTTGTATCGATTTAATAATTCTGGAGATAGTTCTGAAATTTGACTTTCTCCAAAACTTTCTTTAGGACCATAATCAGCTTCGATGTTATCTAACATGCGATCATAGATCTTTTCAAAATCATCATCTGGGTGATAACCGTTATCAGCTGATACATCATTGTACATGTCCATTACAGCTTTATAAATCTTATCGCCGTGTTTTCCACTTGCCGCATCATACAACAAGTCCCATCCTTCTTCTGGATTTGCCGCAACCTTTTCAAGGAAGCTATCAACTTCAGGACCATGTCCTTCTGTTTGTAGACCTGATAGTTGTCTAACTCTATCTAGTTCTGCGCTTTCTCCAGTATCAACAGTTTCTGGGTTAGGGTCTTTAATTTTACTGCGATCAAATCTTTCGCCTGCTTTGTATTTCTTAACTGCTTCTTCAAAATCTTTTATTAGTCTGTCAGCATCACTTCTTGCGCTATCGGTGAAATTTTTCAAATCTTTCATGCTTTTAATTCCGCCGTCGGTTAACTTAAGACCTAATTGTCCTAAATCCATACTATATTGAACGTCATCATCTGAAGCACCTTTCAAAGGAATTGCGTTAGCCATGTCGCCAATCAATCTACCAATGTCGGATAACATTCTTTCTGTATCAGTCATATCATGTACAGGCTGCATTTCTTCAACACCTGCTTCTTCAATACCTTCGCCTACCTTAACACAATTATCTACACGTTTTCCACCTTTCATCTTAGTGCCTTGACGTCTGTAACCTTTCCAACAGCGTTTACCGTCTAAGCCTTTTTGTGCTTCTGTTTCGGTAATTTCGCCGTCATATAAGTTTACACCATTTTCCGTCATGTGTGCTATAGCATCGTCGTCCATTTCGACAACAATACCATCTTCTAAAATGTCTGTAATAGTGGTTGAAATTTCTAAATCGTCTGAAAAACTAAGACCGAATTCGTCGCCTACTTGCGGGCCGGACGGTTCTGTGTGTGATTCCTCAATTTGCTTGAGTTTAATGATAATATCGCGCATAGTATAAAAGTCCCCTAAGGTTGTGTTATACTATATTTATCGTCGTTACGCAGTTAATGATTATAACGGATTTCGCTGATGGTGCCGTCTACAATGTTATAAGCGGCTCTTATCCATACAAAATTGCCTGTAAAGTTACGGTATGCTGATCCTGCTGTTGTACTATCGGCACCAAAATCAGTGTTATCGATGTCAAACCAGTCATCCTCAGTAGGGTTAGTAGCAAGTGTACCTTGCATCTTTATAGTACCCTCAAATGAATCTGTTAGATAGGTTACAGTGTGTAGCCCATCGCCTAGATTATAGTAACCATCGCCTTTCTGCTTGTCTGTGTAAGAGAAAGTGACGCTGTTCACTGATTCAGTTGATTCGTTAGTTAATAATACAATACTTTGTGTCGGCATAGTGTTATTTATCTACAACTTCGTATTTGTACACTGTGCCTATAGCATCGGGCGAGTGTAACTTAATCATTAAAAGAGTTTTTTCATTATCGACTAAAATATAGCGTCTATCCCAATTCATTGAAGTATTTGTAAACCAATCAATTAGGCTTTGACTTAATGTAGTGCTTTCTCCTTGGTTTTTTAACCAAGTAAGAAAAGGCTCTTTTTTATCTTGTGAAACCTTATGTGGTTTCAAATAAACTCTATATTCGTATTTTTCTTTAGGTAGAACCTTTACAAATATAGAACGTTCATTTTGTAACAACTTGTCTAGATTTTTAGTTTTAGGTTTACTAATTAATCTTACACAAGATGAAAATTCTGTATCTATTTCATCAATGATATTCTTTTTGTTTGTGTATACATCAAAGAAATCACCTTCGATACGTTTTGTATAATCTTTTTTGTTATAATGCTGAAGTGTTTCACTAAGTTTTAGTAAAGTACTTTTAGATTTCAAAGCTCGTGCTTGTAAACTTTGTGGATGCTGATTAGCAGGAAAACTAAAAGGCAACTCAGATAGAAAATATATTAGATCTTCAGTATTATTTTTAGTACGTAGTACTGAACAGCCTGGAATAACCAGGCTGATTTTATACACCCATTTTCCATAAAATAACTTTTTGGTTTCTTTAAGTGCTGGCGTCATTTGGTAACAGGTTTCCTTTCTGAATTCTGTTATGAGCTTTTAGTGCTCTTTTCTGAAATTTATCTAACTCGTCACCTAAGTTAACAATATTAAAATTTAGTTTGTTATCTTTTAAGGTAACAAAAACTCTTCCGCCTTCTTTAAGATCGCCGAACAGCATACGTCTGCTAAGGGGGGATTTAATATCTTTATCAATAATTCTTCCTAATGGTCTTGCCCCCATTTTAGGACTGTATCCTTTTGTAGCTAGCCATTCTCTAGAACTGTTATCTAAAACGATTTCAACATGCTTATCTTTGATTTGCTCATTTAGTTCTTTAATAAACTTGTCTACAATTACTCTAACCACTTCTGGTTTTAGTTTTTCAAATCTAACAACAGCATCTAATCTATTACGAAACTCTGGAGCAAAATACTTTTTAACTGCTTTTACGTCTTCATCAGTAACTTCTAAATCGTCGAATCCGATACTGTTGCGTTCATTGTCAGCGGCGCCTAAGTTAGATGTCATTAATAAGATAGCATTGCGAGCATCTGCTTTTTTACCATTACCACCGGTAACAAATCCGTTATCCATTATTTGAAGTAAAACATTTGAAACATCTTTGTGTGCTTTTTCTACTTCGTCTAGTAATAGTACACAGTTTGGATTTTCTTGTAGTTTAGTAATTAACTGTCCAGCATCATCTTCATAGCCTACATAACCTGGAGGAGCACCAATTAATTTTGCTACTGAATGCTTCTCTTGATATTCACTCATATCAAAACGCACAAGTGGCATGCTCATTTTTTCAGATAACTGCTTTGCTGTTTCTGTTTTACCACATCCTGTTGGACCAACAAATAGGAAACAACCGATAGGTTTATCATCTGCTTTCATGCCAGATTGTGCTACAAAAATTTTGTCTAACAATTTTTCAATAGCATCGTCTTGTCCAAACACAGAATTTTTAAGACTGTCTTCTAATTTAGCAAGTGTTTCGCTTTCTTGCTGTGAAACATTTTCCATTGGAATTTTAGTCATTTTACTAACTTCGTACATAACCTGCTCAATGTCTACAAAGTTTTCAGCTTCTAAATCTTCATCCTTGACTTTGTATCTAGCACAAGCACAGTCAATAATATCAATTGCTTTGTCTGGAAGTTTCTTATCGGTCATATATTTTACTGACATTTTAACTGCTGTATCAATAGCACCGTCGGTAATTTTTACATTATGGAATTTTTCGTAATACCTTTTGATACCACGTATAATTTTTACAGTAAGTTCGGGTGTAGGTTCGTCTACAGTTACACGTTGGAATCGACGCATCAGGGCACGATCTTTTTCAAAGTGTTTACGATATTCTTCCCAAGTAGTTGAAGCAATAACTTTCATAGTTCCCTTGGTTAGCATTGGCTTTAACATGTTTGCTAGATCATTTGAACTGCCGTTTGCCGCACCAGCACCTTCCATCATATGTGCTTCGTCAATGAATAAAATTACATTGCCTTTCTTTTCTAATGCTTTAAGAACTGCTTTTAGTCTTTCTTCAAAGTCACCTCTATACTTACTTCCTGCTAGTAGTGCTGAAATATCAAGTGTCCATACTACATGATCTTTAATAAATTTTGGAACTTTACCTTTTACAATCTTTAAAGCAAGTCCTTCAGCAAGTGCAGTTTTACCTACACCTGGCTCACCAATAAGTAGTACATTTGATTTTGTACGCCTTGCTAATACTAGCTGGATGTCTTCTAGTTCTTCTAGTCTGCCAATAAGAGGATCAATTTTACCTTGTTTTGCTTTAAGTGTTAAGTTATCACAGTAAGCATTTAGAATCTTATCTAGCTGGCCCTGTGATAATCGTTGTTCATCTTCTTGTTGAATCATTTCGCCTTCGAAACGATCTGTAAAAAATTCTAAGAACTTATCTTTATCAACATTGCCTTTTGAAAGATAATAATGAGCAAAACTTTTCTTTTCTCCGAGAATAGCCAAAATCATATCTTCAACTTCAATACGATTTCTTCCACTAAAAAGAGTTTGTGTAAAAGCACGATTTAAAGCACGTTCTACGCTGTGTGTTCTTTTTGGTTTGTCTGTACTATCGGTATGAAGTTCTGATAGATTATTTTTTAGATAGTGTTCTAAATTAGCTTTAATATAATCTGACTTAGCTCCGAATTCCTCAAGTGATCTATAAGAATCATTATCGCACATAATACTAAACATTAGATGTTCGATGGTTACATACTCGTGCTTTAGTTTACGAGCTGTAGAAATCGCATGTTCGAAAATGGCCTGTAGTTTATCACTAGGTTCTAGCATATTTTTTATTTTTCCTCATCTTTTTGACAGCAATGTCTAATTTTAATTTACTTACTCTATCAGTATAACATATTCCGTTTAAATGATCAAGCTCATGTTGAAAGCATTTTGCCAGATAACCATCCATTTTAACTTCATGAATATTACCTTCTCGGTCTTGGAATCTTGCTTCTATCCATTCTGGCCTAGCAACTTTAAAATATAAACCTGGAAAACTTAAACAGCCTTCCTCATCAAGCACAGTTTTATCACTGTGATTAGTAATTTCAGGATTGAAAACAGCAAAAGGTTTAGGAAAACCAGGAATAGTAGTACTACCCATTACAAATACTCTTTTAAGTAATCCTATTTGATTGGCCGCTAAACCAATGCCTTTGTTTTCAATCATAAACTCGCACATTTTCTTTTCAAGTTCTTTAGCATCACCATCATTAGAAAAATTCCATGGTTCACTTACTTGATACAGTGTGTCGTGTTGTCCTAGTTTAAATTCTTCCATCTCTTAAATCTGCCAGTGTTCTTATTTGTTTTTTGTTTAAATTCTTTGGAATTTTTACTTTAACTTTAATTAGCAAATTTCCTCTTGCTCGGTTGTGAGGATTGGGTAATCCTTCACCTTTACAACTAAGGACAGTATCGGGCTGTGAACCTGCTGGTACTGTTACAGTAAATGTTTTCCTGTCTAATGTTGTTACTTTTATTTCAGTTCCTAGTATAGCATCATATACAGATACATTGTGTTCAATAATTAAATCGTCTTCGCTTCGTTTAAAGGTATGATGTTTTCTTACATTTACACGTATTATTAAATCACCGGGAGGTGCTTTTGGATTGCTATGATCTCCCATACTTTGATATCTGATTTGAGAACCGTGGTATACTCCTTTTGGAATATTAATTGTTACAAGTTTTTTAGCACCGTTTCTAAAACCAACTTCAGCATCGATGCTTTTCCCGTATAGTACATCTTCTAATTCAATTTGTACTTCTGCTTGAATTGTGCTATTTCTTGCTTGTTGATGATGTCCTCTGAATCCAAAGTTTTCAAACATCTGTCCAAATATATCTTCAAAAGGATTTTGGTCACCGAAGTGATGACTTTGATAATGTCTTTGTTGTTGACGTGGATCAGTAGTACCAAACTGATCATACATTTGTCTTTTCTGTGGATTACTTAATGTTTCGTATGCTTCTTTTATTTCTACGAATTTTTTATGGTCACCACCTTTGTCAGGATGGTGCTTCGCCGCAAGTTTGCGGAAAGCGGTTTTAATATCTGAATCGGAGGCGTTTTTTGAAACACCTAAAGTGCTATAGTGGTCCATATAATTACTTAGCAATTTAGGTGTTTACTGATTTGTGTTCTTGATTATTTCTTTTTATCTGCGTAAGCGTTAGCACCAAAGTATGCCGCTACTAAACCAGCAATGGCAACAAAATAAGTAGGAGCAATATCGCCGATAATTTTTGCTGTACTTTCGAAACCTAGTATAGATGTAATAAGAATAGTAAATGGATATAGCAACATTCCGCTAAGAGCAAACCATGTCATCATTCTCATAGCATCTCTTCTAGCATCAGCATCTTCAAGTTCTTTACGTTTAAACTCTAGATACATTTTTTGTTCTTCATCAGTTACATGACCATCACCATTAGTGTCTGCTGGATGGTATCCTGATTTTTTAATTTCTTCTTCGCCCATGTTACGCTCCTTTTTTGTAAACTAAAAGTATTTATTTTTTATCCTCAGGTTTCTCTTCCTCAGGCTTAACAGCATTTTCGTAGTAAACAATGATTTGTTTTTGCTGTTCAATATATCGTCTTAGTTCAGCAAAGTTTAGTGAAAGGTTTTCATAATCTTTAACTGAGATAGCGATATAAGCATCGGCACCGTTCTTTGCTTCGAATTCTTTTACAAACTCGTCGTAGTTTTCTTTTGAAACCACATAGATCTTAACATCGTTCAATTGAACTTTCTTAGGGTGGGCAACTATTGGTACAGTGGTTTTAACTGTATTAGTTACTACTTGTATCTGCGGTTCCGGTCTCAGTAGACTGCATCCCGTTGTTAGCATTAGGATCAGTGATAGACTCAAGATCGTCCCAAAGTTTATTGGTCGCATTTTGCATCCTCTTTTCAATTAAACTTGGCTTTTTGTTAGCCAAGTGTGTTAAGTTATGTTTTTGTAGAGTAGCACGAAGTTCATCTCCGTACTTCTCTGCTTTTTGTAAGTTACTACTAAGTTCTTTATTAAGCTCTGCTAGTTTTATTGTTTCTTCTTGTACAAGTTTTAAACTTGCTTCGCTTGTTTGTACGGCTACTTCCATTTTAGCAACATTGGCTCTAGCAGTTTCTAAATCACTTTGAAGTTTTTTGACATAGAAAACACCACCAGCGGCCGCTGAAAGTAATACTAAAATCATCGCAATTCTAATTGAACTAAACATAAAAGTATTTACCCTAGTAATTCAGCAAGTGTTTTTGGTCCAGCAATACCATCGGCTGTTAAACCATTTGCTGATTGCCATTCTTTTAAAGCACGTTCTGTACCTGGTCCAAAATCTCCATCAGCACCGATTCCTAATGCTTCTTGCATCATCTTGACACCTTCGCCTTTACAGCCTTTGCGTAGTACACCAATGTCATCAACGTCAACTGTAGCACCATCATCTTCGCCTAGATCTTCAGCATCCATACCAAGTACTTCCATAGCATGTTTGTAACGTCTTTGACGATCTTCTAGTCCGATATTACCACCGTTGATCTTCTTAGTCATCTTTACAACATCGTCTGTGTCAGCAATGTCGTTTAGGTTGTTTGTGTCCCAGAACCAGCAAGCTGACTCAATAGCACCTGCTGGAGTTGCTACATATTCTGCGGCTTCTTCTGCTGTCATGTCTACGCTCTTACCAAAACGTGTATAGTTATCACGACCAGTAAGTTGCTTTAGTCCACGACCACGGAAACGCCAGCCGTCACCTTCTTCAACGTTGCCCATCTTGTACTTACGGAACTCATCGTTGTAAACACGGTTAGCAATCATCTCTGGATTGCGAGCATACTCATCTGCGTCTGCTTTTGGAGCATCACCAAAGTAACGACCAAATACCGCACGAAGTGCTTTCGCACTATAATTTAGATTTTCTTCAAGGCGCTTAAAGCCGCCTGATTCGTGAGCGCACTGACTTAGGAAGTGTGCTACTCTGCGCTCTGTAGTAATGCCATACTTTGGCAATAGTTCGCATAAAGCATCATACCAGTTATCAGGATTATCATCAATAATCTCTGCTAGGTGCTCTTTCGTAAAGTCAAATTCAAAACTCATTTGTATATCCCTTCTTTTTAATAGATTCTAATCTTCATGGCTTTTTTGCCGTTTTCTAGAACAAAGGCATCACCGTATTTTGTAATGTTCATTTCCCCTAGTAGTTTAGTTAACCAAAGTACTTCTGCTGTGCTTTTTGTATCTACTGCAATAGTTTCCGAAAGATCAGTTTGAATGTCTTTCTTGCTACCAAAGGATTCGATATTAAAACTTAGTTCAACACCAAATGGTTTTTTAATTGTAATTGTATCGCCCTCTACAACAATTTGATCTTTATATGTTTTACCAAAAAATCTATTAATACTTTCTACTCTGATATTTTCCATCATAGTATCATATTCAATTGGAGATGTAGTAATTACTTCATCTAACTGCTCTAGTGGATAACTTTTTTGGCTTTTATAATTTTTAAACTGCCAACTTTCACAGCCGCAGAGTTTAGTAATTCCGTCTGTTAGTTCTTTGATATTGCGAGGTAAATCTTTATCTCTTTGTAATTCAACAAATACATGATAGTTTCCGTCACGATCTTCTCCTGCGCTTACATCACTATCTAAAACAAAGTTATAACCTTTTTCAATAAACTCCATCATATCTCTTGCTGGAGCTCTTTGTGTTGATATAAATGATACAACACATATATCTCTGTCTTCACCCATTTTACTCTGAAAGCTATCAACTTCAAATGTGTCAAGTATTAAATCTTTTAAGTCGCCTGCTCTTAAACCCATTATTCTGCTCCTGCTGTTTCAGGTGATGTAATATTTTCATCAGACGAATCAATCTTAGGTGTTGGAGTCTTGTAGTCTTTAGTATTAGCGTCAAGACCTCTGTAACCTTTATTAATATCAAACATTAGTTTTTTTGGAATAGTTATTTCTACAATCCAAATTGGTTCCAAATCAATTTTACCTTTTTTAGTTCCCGGTCTGATATCATCTGGTGTTTTAATTTTTCTTACTTTTCTAAGTTCGTCTTTTTTGAATGTAACTTTACAACCGTAATCAAGCAACCGTTGTCCGCCTTTGGGATTAGGCATTTTCTTTTCAGGCCACATCCACTGACATGATACAAAGTACTTTTGTTCCTTTGGACCTTCTAGCAGTTCGCCATCTTCCCAATTTTCATAGACGTAAACGCCTAATTCGTCAAGCACACGCTCATAGTCTTTTAGTATGTTTAACGCTGTGTTAGAACCGTATACGTTGTCTACAGTGCTAATAATTTGTTTAATATCGGCCATTGTGTTCTCACTTAGTTTTGCTATATGTATTTATCTAGCTCAATTCTTTATAGTTAGTTTTTATTCTGGTTTAATCGGTCGTAAATAATTTTGTGTTCGGACATGAACACAAACATATATGGGAGAGTTCATGCCAGCACTATTACATCAAAATAGGAGGCTATCCTTTGAGAAAGAGAAAAAAAGCGGCTAAAATGGCTGTAGAATCAAACCAAAACGTACTACAATTTAATAAATTCCTTCCGCAGAAGAAGAACCGAGTAACAATATATCCCAAAAACCTAAATCAAGAAGATTATTTACTGAAGCTACAAGATGAGTCAAAAGATATTATTTTTGCTATCGGTCCTGCTGGCACGGGCAAAACTATGATTGCTTGTCAACAGGCAGTAAAAATGTTCCAAGAAGGTGAAGTAGATAAGGTAGTTGTTACAAGGCCTGCTGTAAGCGTGGATGAACAACATGGTTTCTTACCAGGAGATTTAAATGAAAAAATGGCTCCATGGACAAGACCAATTTTTGACGTTTTTGAGGAGTATTTTTATGCTAAAGAAATACAAGGTTTTATAGCCGAGGGCGTTCTTGAGATTTCGCCGTTAGCGTACATGCGCGGTAGAACTTTTAAGAATAGTATTATTATCGCAGATGAGATGCAAAATGCTACACCTAGTCAAATGAAAATGTTATTAACAAGATTAGGTAATGGATCTAAGATGATAGTTACTGGAGATTTACAACAAGCAGACAGACCTAGTAAAAACGGTTTGTTAGAATTTTTAAATCTCTATAATAACTTCGACGATCATAAGAGAGTTGACATCTGTCGCTTTACTACAGACGATATTGAACGGCACGAAGCTGTAAAAGAAGTCTTAGCAATCTATGGAGAGTTAGAATAAAAAATAAATTTAAGTAGTGCTGTTAATACGGCACTACTTTTCTAAATATTTAATACGGTCGCCAGTTCCTGAATATTTTTCGTATTCGGGATAAGAGTCTTTACTGTCGACAATATTAGGCCAAACCTGAGATTTTTCTTCGTTGTACTTGAACCAATCAACCGAGGAATCTTTCAGGCTGTCATCATTGTCTGAAATAATTGCTTCTTCAGGACATTCAGGAACACATACTCCGCAATCAATACATTCATCAGGATTAATTACTAACATATTTTCCCCTTCATAGAAACAATCTACTGGGCATACTTCAACGCAATCTGTATGTTTACATTTAATACAGTTATCGTTTACTAGATAGGTCATTGACAGAGATCCTCATACAAATAGGTATACTGTCTGTGCCTACTTTGATCATGACTGTAAAGCGGAATAAACCCTAACAGTCTTTTAAAAATACTTGTATTTGTTTTCATTGTCCTACCCAATTCCAAACTCCTCTAATAGCCAATAGTAAATAAAATAATTCCATTAATGCTCTGGGTGTATCTCCGTCTTTCCATCCCATATAAATCCATATACTACAACTAAAGCAGGCAACAAACCAACCCAGCCATTGTATATTAGGATCGCCGCCGCTTAGTATGAAAGCGCCGACCATGGCTAATACAAAACCAATCCATCTCCATCCGTCTATCTTATGATAATATCTTATCTTCAAATGCGTCCTAACTTAATTAGTGTAGCTGAAAGATTAATTTCAGGATCACTAATTAACGTATGATCAACTAAACCTTGTTTAATAAACAAAATTGCTTGTTGTTGTTTTTCTTCTTCGCCGAAAATACTAATGTTATCATATAACCAACGATATACTTCTTCCATTTCTTCGGCACGTAGTTTACCACAGAGTAATTTTCGAGCTTCGTTAATCTTTCCACTCTTAAACAACTCAACCATTTCAAACTTCCATTCACTTTCTCCAGCATCACTTTGATTAGGAGGAAGTAGTTTTCCATCGCTTGTGCTTTGTTGTACCATATTGATACATTTACGTAAGTCCGGGTAAGTTACTTTAACGTAAGTATCTAGTACATCTAAATCAAACTCAACATTTTCTTCTACAAGAATAGTTGCTACACGAGCAGTAAATTCAGTTTGATCAATTTTTTCAAAATGGAAACTTTGACAACGTGAATGAATAGCAGGAATAATTCTGTTTGGATAATTACAAGTTAAAATAAATCTAGCTGTTGTATGATACTCTTCCATTACACCACGTAGTGCGGCTTGAGCATTTGGAGACAAGTAATCAGCCTCATCTAGCAACACGACCTTGAAGTCACCAAATGGAATCATCTGTACAAAGTTTGTAATTTTATCACGCACATCATCTACTGAGTTTGTACGACTTGCGTTAATTTCTAGTACATCGTATTCTTGTATGTCAAGCTCGTTAACAAGCATTTTAGCAAGTGTAGTTTTACCTATACCTGCTGAACCACTAAACAACAAATGCGGAATACTTCCGTCTTTGATCCAAGATTCAATTTGTTTCTTTTGTCCCTGATCGCGGAACACATATCCGTCTACTGTTTTAGGACGATACTTTTCTACCCATAGTTCTTTCATTTACCTGCCTCTACTATTCGTTGCCTCAAATTAGTACTACTAAATGAGTGTTGCCTTTTATTATAATATATTTCTATACCTTTGTCAAC